GGAAAGACGGAAATCAACGAATAGATTGTTAGATTACAAGCCTTATGACTATCAAATAAAGTTTCACAACTCCAACGCCACCCAAAAACTGCTGATGGCGGGAAACAGGGTGGGAAAGTCATTGTGCGGTGCTATGGAGATGGCCATTCACCTGACGGGCAAGTATCCTGATTGGTGGGAGGGAAGAAAATTCGGAAGGCCGATACGGGCTTGGGCTGGTGGCGTATCAAATGAAACGACACGGGATGTATGCCAAAAGGAACTGGTAGGACAGCCTGATGATCCATCGGCGAAAGGCACGGGTTCTATTCCCATAGATGACATAGGCGAAACAGTAAGAAAAGCTGGTGTTCCCAATGCGATGAACTCCTTGGTTGTCCGACACATTACAGGCGGTTGGTCTAGATTGGGATTCAAGGCGTATGAAATGGGAAGGGAAAAATGGATGGGAGAGCAAGTGGATGTTATTTGGCTTGATGAAGAGCCACCCGCATCCATCTATTCACAGGCATTGACAAGAACAGCAGACAAGGGCGGAAGTGTCTATATGACATTTACACCCGAACAAGGAATGACACAGATAATTGCCCAATTCATCAACGACATTAAAAAAGGACAGGAAATGATACAGGCTGGATGGGATGATGCCCCGCATATGACAAAATTGATTCGGGATCAGATTCTACAGGCCTTGCCGCCTCACGAAAGAAAGATGCGGGAGAAGGGGATTCCCCAGCTTGGTTCAGGATTGGTCTTTCCCATTGTGGAAGAGGAGATACTGTGTGATCCGATTGACATACCTAACCATTGGCCTCGACTGTGCGGAATAGATTTTGGGTGGGATCATCCAACGGCTTGTGTTTGGATAGCTTGGGATCGGGATGTGGATACTGTGTATGTGTATGATTCCTATTCGATGCGACAGGAAACCATACCCATTCACGCATCGGCCATTAACGCAAGGGGAAAATGGATTTCCGTCATTTGGCCTCAAGACGGCAGACAGGCGGACAAGGGTTCGGGAAAAAATCTGACGGAGCAATATAAGAAGGAAGGTGTCAATATGTGCCACGACTGGTTCACCAATCCGCCACAGCAAGGAATGAAGGATGGAACGGGTGGAAATTCGGTTGAAGCTGGAATTATGGAGATGCTGACGAGGATGCAAACGAAACGATTGAAAATATTTAAAAATCAAAGTAAACTGCTGGAAGAGTTAAGAATGTATCATCGAAAGGATGGAAAAATCGTTCCTATCAATGATGACTTAATTTCTGCGATGAGATACTGTATAATGTCATTGCGAAAAACAAGGGTAAAAGATTATGAACCAATACAACAATACACCGATTCAGAATTTAATGTATTTGCATAGGATGTTATAATGGGATTCGTAAAAAAATGGTTTCCAAAACCAAAGCCAAAGCCAATGCCAACACCAACACCTACTCCAACTCCAACGCCAACGCCTATTGATATTCCAAGCGGAATAACAATGGGAGGATATGGAGGATCAACAATTATGACGGGAGCTACTGGTGTAGAGGAAGAGGCGAATGTGGCTCAAACTGTATTGGGTGGATCTAAAAAAGGAAAGAATAAAATGGGAGTGTATTCATAATGGGAAATGCTAGAGAAGATGCAATAAAAAATAGATATAAATCTTCCAAACCACCGAAAAAATATACATCAAGTTCTAGTGCTGGTGGCTATCAATCACAAGTAGAGGGCGGAAAAGAATATGTAACAAAAGAATTGGGTTTAAAATCTCAAACTGCTACTTCTCTTACTAGTAAGGATAAAGATTTTTATGGAAAAGAAGCATCAAAAGCCGCTGATGATTATTTAGTTAAGACAGGAAAAGTAAAAGTAGGAAATTATTTTAGACAAGTAGGTGGAAATTTCATACGAATTGATAAGGCAGAAGGAGAAAAATTATATAAAGCTGGTGATCCCAGCATTAGCAGATCAACAATAGGAACTAAAAAAACTGATGCAATGAAATACGGAATGACTGGCGGAGCTATGGGATCAGGCGATCCTACTGGCATTATGTCATCAACTCCCATTTCAGCTAAAATGCACGAAAGGCAAAAAACAATTCAGGCTATTGCTTTGGGAGCAATGTCATTGGCATTTCCTCAAACGGGAGTTGGAGTTTTAGGTGGATTTGGTTTAAGGGCAACGGCGGCGGATGCCTTGAAGAATAGAGGTCAAAAAGGATATAATGAATATATGAAAAAATTTGAAAAAAAACAAGCAACTATTATGGGAAGTAAAAGAGCTGCTGTAACTGGCGGAAAGACTTTTATGACTGAAGAATATTAGTGATCCGAGCTGTAACGGGAGTAAGATGGAAAACAAGAGTAGGAGAATATGTTAAAAAAAAGGCACACATACACGAAGATCTTGACGATCAATATGAGATTATAGGATTTGTAGAGAATGATGAAATTGTTGGTGGATTATTATTTAGCGGATATGACGGACACAATATTTGGGTTCACTTGGCTTTGGATCATCCAAGAGTTTGCAAAAGAAGTTTTATCAAAATGTTATTTGAATACTGCTTTAATACGGCAAAATGTGGTAGAATAACGGCAATGTGCAAAAATGGCTATGAAAGAAATGAAAGATTGTTAAAGGGAGTAGGATTTACAAAGGAAGGCGTAGTGAGAAAAGTTATGAAAATTGATGATGAATTTGTTGACGGAGCAATATACGGAATACTGAAGGAGGACTGCAAATGGGTATGAAGCCTAAAGTACAGATGCCACCTCCAATAGATCCTGATGTTGTAGCAAAAAAAAAGGAATCTGAACTTAAATTAGAAAAAGATAAAAAGAAACTTACTCAATTAGCATCTACAGGACAATATGGAACAATATTGACTGGAGGAGCTGGTATTCAGGAAGAAGCTGAAACTTCTGCAACTTTACTTGGTGGAATCTAATAATGGCAACTTTTGAATATGTAAAAAAGCGTATTGAAAAGATGGAATCCCAGCGGTCTAATTGGAATGACCATTGGCAAGAAATTCTTGATTATGTGATGCCGAGAAAGGCGGATGTCAGTCTTATACGATCAAGAGGATCAAAAAGAACGGATGTCTTGTATGATTCATCAGCAATTACGGCAAATAATCTTTTAGCGGCAAGTTTACAGGGAACTTTAACTTCCCCATCATTGCCGTGGTTTTCATTAAAATTGCGGGATGAGGATTTGAATAATGACAGGGAAGTACAGATATGGCTGGAAGATACGGCTCGTAGAATGTATGCGACCTTTAATGATTCAAATTTTAATACGGAAGTACACGAACTATACTTGGATTTATGTTCCATTGGTACTGCCGCAATGTTCATTGAGGAAAATCAGGAAGGTGTTGCAAACAAGGGTATTCATTTTAATACACTTCACATTGCAGAATATTACATTCAGGAAAATATATCAGGACAAGTAGATACATTATACAGAAAATATAAATTAACGGCTCGACAGGCCGTACAGGAATTTGGAGAAAAGAATCTAGGCGATAATGTAAATACAGCCTATAAGGAATCACCCGATAAGGAGTTTAGTTTTGTTCACGCAGTTGAACCTTCAAAAGATTATGAAAAGGCTACAGGAAAAATATCAACAAAATTACCCGTTCATTCGTGTCATATTTGTGAAGAGGACAAGATGGTTGTACGAACAGGCGGATATAATGAATTTCCATATTTAGTTCCTCGATGGGCGAAGGCTACGGGAGAAATTTTTGGAAGATCACCAGCCTATAATGCCTTGCCTGACATTAAGACTTTAAACAAGGCTGTGGAAATTGGATTGAAGGCTTGGGCGAAAGCCATAGATCCGCCACTATTGGTTACTGACGATGGCGTAATTGGAAGGATCAGGATGACACCAGCGGGAGTTACAGTTGTTCGTAGCGATACAGCTATCAAGCCATTACAAATTGGATCAAATTGGCAAATAACAGATTTAAAGGAAAATCAATTACGGACAGCAATCCGACAAGCATTTTATTCCGATCAACTTCAATTACAGGAAGGCCCACAAATGACGGCTACGGAAGTTCAAGTTCGTTATGAATTAATGCAACGACTGCT